AACTGACCTTTTTGCATCACAACCTTTTCTTCTGAAAACTCCTGCACACAATCTCCACATTATAACTTTTCCTGCCAGAACTCCTGCTACATACTCTTCATCCTCAGAACACCAACAGTCCTCTCTCATCATACACACTGCCCTGCGTTTCTCCCTGATTCCTAATGCACCGATCCAGCGCCATAATAGAAGCTACAATTCCATCAATCTTCTCCTTAGACTTTGCCTTCGTCACCTTAATATTCTCCGCAGCATCTGTCTCGATCACCACATTTCCTGCCATCCACCTAAGCACAGGATGACCTGCATGAATAATCTGTCCTTCCATCAGAAGTCTGTAAAACTCCTTCGTCGGTGTACTCATACTTGCAAAGCCCTGCCCAAATGGGACCATCGTAAAACCGGCACCTTCCAGGTTCTGGATCATCTGCGTTGCATTCCATCTGTCCACCGCAATTTCCAGAATATGGTACTTCTCTCCAAGATCACAGATGAATTTCTCAATGAAATCATAGTGGATCACATTTCCTTCCGTTGCCAGCAGATGTCCCTGCTTCTCCCATACATCATAAGGAACTGAATTCGCCTTCACCCTCTGTGGTATGGTTTCTTCCGGCACCCAAAAGTACGGCACCAGAATGTGTTTTTCATCCGAATTTCTCGGCGGAAATATCAGAACCAATGCTGTAATATCTCCTGTACTGGAAAGATCCAGCCCTGCATAACAGTCTCTTCCCTCCAGCAATCTCATGTCTATTGGCTCATCACCCTTCATAAAAATTGCATCCGGGATCCATGACGTTGTGCTAGATACCCACATGTTCATACGAAGCCACTTAAAAGTAATCTCATCAGCCGGATTCTGTTTTGCTTCCCTGTAAGCATCACGAAGTCTCTCAATGTCCACCGTATATCCAAGTGAAGGATTTACCTTATACCAGTTTGCCTCATCTTCCCAGTCCTCATCATCCTTTAATCCATAAACTACAGGATAAAAGGTCGGATCCACACGCCGTCCTTCCAGAATATCTACTGCTTTGGTATGCAGTTCAAACGCAATCGAATGCCTGTCATTTCCAGCAGTCGTAATAATAAAGTGCAGTGGATTCTGCCGGGCATCTGAACTGTACTTCGTCAAAACATCATATAACTGACGATTCGGCTGTGTATGAATTTCATCGAACACAAGTCCCGAAATCGAAAAACCATGCTTACTTCCAACCTCTGCTGAAAGCACCTGATAAAAACCGGCATTTCCGTAATTGACAATTCGCTTTGTAGCTGACATCAGCTTGCTTCTCTTCATCAGTGCCGGTGACATCTCAACCATCTGTCTTGCAACATCAAAAACAATGGATGCCTGCTGCCGGTCCGCCGCTGCACCATAAACCTCCGCAGATGGTTCATTATCCGCATAAAGTAAATAAAGAGCGATGGCAGCTGCCAATTCACTCTTTCCAACCTTTTTACAGATTTCTACAAAAGCTGTACGGAATTGTCTGTTCCCATCAGGCTTGACAATCCCAAATATATCTCTTATTAGCTGCTCCTGCCAGGGCAACAGCCAGAATCTCTTGCCTGCCCACTTACCTTTGGTGTGACAAAGATTCTCAATAAAAGCAACTGCTCTGTCTGCCTTTGCCTTATCGTAATGAGAAGTCGGAAGCATAAACCTTGTCGGCTGATAATTTTTCAGCTTTGGATAGTCTTTGGGTCTTGTTTCACGCGCCATCTCCCATCATACCTCCTTGATTTTTTCCAACTGTCTATCCAAACACACCACTATCCCCAAGTAATGCCTCCATCTCATCCTCTGTTTCTTTCGCTTTACCATTACCGGCCACAATCCTGCTCCGCGAAGATGGCGTGAGCCCAAACTCTGATGCCGCCTGCAGCATCAACTTCTGATTCGTATTTGCAATTCCAACCCAAGGTGTCTGCTGCTGATATCCTTTATCCGTTTCAAATGTCGAGCCGCCAGAAGTAATATGCTCCTGAGCTTCCCTCCATCTTGCATATGACTGACAATATGCAGCAAACGCCGCCATATCTACTTCAGTAAGAACACCCATCTGATTCATCAACTTCGCCAAGCGTTCCCATTCCTTCTTAGCTTCCGGCATCAGCCATTCAGGACAGGCAGGCATTCCTTTTGCTGGAACTGGCTCTTTCGTATTCAATTTTCTTTTTCCCGGATTACCTTCCAGCTTCTTCACAGCTGTAGGCTTTGGCTTTCTTCCCGCCATCGGAATTCCTCCTTTCTCAAGTTCCAATATTTTCTATTGTCAAAACCATTATTTCTACATATAATAATTAAGAACACGAAGCAAATAGTGTTCCTCAAAAACTCGTTTTCTGTTGACTACGAGTATTTTTGTGATATAATGAAGTTAGAGGATAGCGGCGTTGACCAGCTATCGTGGTGTTGAAGCAATTGACTGTGTCGGCATGCAGCTGATTGTGGAACCTGCCCGTGGGTTATGCGGTAACCACAAGCCGAATAGATTCTTAGTAATCGAACGAAAACGCTTTTTAAGGGCCTTGCATTGGCAGGGTCCTTTATTTTTTGCAAAGGACAAGGTATAATATGGATCTATTACAACAGTCTGCACAAGCCTGGAAAGAAATAATTGAATATAGATATTTGTTTACATATGGCTATAAGAAACAGCTGTATCCAATTAATCTTACCTTTTCTCTGGAAGATTATCCGCATTTAGCTGGCTTCCAGTATATGAAAGATATCTCTCTTCCAAATTATTCTTCTGCCAAAATTGCTGATAGAATTCTTGAGGGTAAAATA